GCTCTTTTGGGTGGCGGTTTATGCTTCACGACTTGAAGTTTATCTACTATTGTCGGTGGTAACTGGTGTTTTCTACCTGAAAAGTCCTTACAAAAACCATAAAAACGTCCACGCATGGTCTCGCATCTACAAAAACACTTTTGAAATATAGAATCCCCAAGGATATAAAACCATACATGGTTCGAACCATGTGCCCTCTTCGTGTTTTCGCAATACCTCGACGTCGTGGCGACGAGATAACTATTCTTTTCCTTGTATATATTCTTGATACGCGCGTGCCCTTGACCTTCAAGGTTTTTTCGTATGAATGATTCAACGAGTGCACACGCCTCTGGATCTTTGAGTTCATTCTTGAGCTGCGTGGCTGTGAACGAACCTTCGGTTTTATTGGACCCCTCTATAATCTTTGGCTCTACATTTTCGAGTCGAAGTGTCGCCATGTACATGATTTCAATCGTCGGTTCGGGAGAGATACGTTCAAACATGGCGAGTGGACCATGTTTGTATACGAAAACTGGGAGATATTCACCCTGTGTTTCTTTCCCATTGGTACAGTCACTACACCCTTTTCCACCACATTCCTTGTGTGTTACCCACTTGTGTGAGAATGGCATTCTGAACCCACTCCCACGCGTGTTTCTTTCACTATTCCCATACACAGACAAATCGACTATATCATTCCAATCCTTGGACCCATACACGAGATTGAGTGTACCTATGATGTGTTCTCTGAGAGCGATGGCTGAATCTCTATTGACCGGAAAATCCGGCCAATTGATGTGTACACCCGTTTTAATAAAATCACCCACTGGTTTAGGTTTCGCGACAGAGACGAGTGCATTCTTTCCACCATATTTAGATACCTTGTCACATATGACTTTACACACACGTTTAATTTCTTCTATAGTCAAAGGGTCATCATCCTTGTAATCGAGATCTACGAAAAAGTTATACGCGTCGATGGTCTTTTGTTCGACGACGTATACTTTCTCATTCGCTTTCACACATTCCACATATTTTTCATAAAAATCGGTCAATCTATCAAACGGCACTGAGAGGACTCCACCGTCCATGAGCACGTGTGATGGATTGGGGTTCTTTTCAAAGAAGCCATGGCTTTTACACCACTCCCTGAACATACTTACCAATACGTAGTTTTATTCTTTTAATCTTCTTCGACTTCTTCGAAGTTGCGCCACATAGTTCGTCTATAAGAAACATCTGGATATTCCGGTTCGTCTTCGGAAAGTTTCTTTTTTAATACGAGGAGTTCATACACTTTGTCTTCCCTGTGTTCCTCAATAAAGGCATTCGCTTTATTGGGTGTGTACGAGTGTCTATCGACGAGTAGTTCATGTATTTGCATTAAAATGTAGTTCTTAGACTTCATTATTTAATAGCAAAGGATTTTCTATCCAACGATGTAACACATGCATAAAATTCTGGATTTTCTAGAATATTCTTCATGATTCGTTCCCATTGTTTCTTTACCCTGAACTCTTGGATGGTATCGAACGACATAAAATCATTTTCGTCGTGTGTGCGTTTGATTGGTTGTTTTTGTATCTTTTTTGCTATTGTTTTTTGTTTTTCATCGTTAAATTTCTTTACGAGTTCCAGTTGTTCTGGTTTCGTGTAATTCACGAAAAATACGAATACGTTATATTCGAGATCAACTGTGGGACTCTCCTTTACTGTAAATTTAAAGTCGGTGTATTCGCCCCGTTTTAAGGAGACCACACCACGAGTCTCTTCTTCAAGTTCTCGGAGAGCACACCGAATAGGATTAAAAATCTCTCTTCGGCGACACCCCCCGGTCACGAATATCCAATCTTTAAAGCGCTTATCTCTGACTGTGAGGAACCTTGGCTTGTCGCCCGTAAATGTTACCGGTATCGCAATTGCTTTATATTTTTTCATTGCGATGTCGCAAGTTATAATCGACCGAGATGTTAATTATCCCCTGAATCGGCAACTCTGTTTACGGGAACGGGTTCTTCGTCGTCGTCGTCATCATCGTCTTCCTGTTGAAGAACTTGTTGACGTGGTGGTGGTGGAGATTGTTGCGCTTGAACGAGTTTATTACAGAAACCTTTGATGCCTTCGATATCAGATTTTGCTTTAGAGAATTCATTGAACATGTAAGCCGTCGCTGCGATGCAAACGATGATGGCTACGATCGTCATGGTTTCTCGATCGAATGACAACATATTTATGTAATAGAAACGTTGAATCTTTTTAAGTAGCTTCCTCGTGATTTACTGGAGCTATGAATTTTTCAAGTGTCCTGGATTTTGGATTGTACGTGAGTACAAAGACAAATGCCAAGAGAAATAAGTACTTCCAAAGCATTTGTTATTAGTATGTAAATAAATTTAGTTCGAGTACATCAAACCACCCATACCATTCTCGATGCGGAGAATGTTATAGTTCACGGCATACACGTCTTGTCCCGCGGTGAAAGAACCACCGGTAGACACGAGACGCGCGGAATCCAAACGACTGAAGTTGAGCGAACCCGTGGGTTGCAACTTGGATGTTTCGAGGCAGAATGGGTACAAGAAGTAGTTACCCGCATCACCCTCGATGGACGAAGCAGCCGTGTGATAGTACAGAGACGTTTCCGTGTAGTGTGGCACAGTTGGCTTGGAATCCGTGACATCCGTACCATTAATTTGAAGCTTGATGCTACCCGTAGCGATACCCAAAGCCGTGGCATCAAACACATTGGACGACGCCAAGAGCTTGATTGGGTGGTTGAAGTTGAGTTCTTGCATAGCACTACCGGATGCGATAGACTTTTGGGTTTGGGTGACGACCATGTTTTGTGGCATGGACGCCAAAGTGGTGCGTTCATCCGTGTCTAAGTAGATGTACTGTGCGTGCACTTCATAATCATTCGCCACTGGCGTGTTCCACGTGATACGCAATTCCACGTCGTGGTACTGGAGCGCAATCAATGGAAGTGCAGATTGCCAGTTCTCACAGAAAGAGAAGCGAAGTGGGTAGAATCGAGTGGTGCTCGTAGAAGAGCGGTCTGGACCCTTGCTTGTGTTTTGAGCCATGATGGTTGGTGCGATGTACTGGGAGAAATGCGACGTTTGATCATCGATGACTTGTCCACCGATCAAAAGTTCAACCTTCTTGATTCTGCTCGCCCATTGCGCCTTGGTGAGCGCGGCTGGGGTGCGTTGTGTAATGTAGGCATATCCGAGGAGATCACCTTTGCGTTCGAATCTAACAGTAGAGATACCACCATTGGTTGGGATGCCCTGGAGCACCTGGCGCTCCACAGTTTGGGCGAAGTTCGTGTGACGACGATAGCTCGAGCGGAAGAAGCTGACTTCGGGTTGGCCGACGAGGTGCGCATCTTGGGCACCGACAGCGACGAGTTGGGCAATACCACCAGACATTTTATATATAGTGAGGTTATTTTTTTAACTAGAATCATCTTTACATGAGTGTTCCTTGTCATGTAAAGATAACGGGAGGATGAGTCGAACATCCGACTTTCGGGTGCCCCTAATAAAACACATGTGTTTTATGGGCCCGACACGCTAAACCACTGCGTCACCCCGTTTGCACCAAAGGAGATTTGAACTCCTGACCTCGCGCTTACTAAACGCGCGCTCTACCCCTGAGCTATTGGTGCTTGGTCTCCGTCTCGGGGTTTCGATCCCCGTACTTTGAGGTTAACAGCCTCACACTCTTCCGATTGAGTTAAGACGGAATGATCCGACCTAGGTGATTCGAACACCTGACCCATGGAGGGTTATATCATACTACTACAATCCATTGCTCTTCCAACTGAGCTAAGGTCGGATAAAGCTCCCACCTGGACTCGAACCAGGGTTGTTGGATTCAAAGTCCAAAGTGATGACCACTACACTATAGGAGCTATATGACTATTACACTCTTTTTCTTTAAGCTCATTTACATATTTAAAATGATACATGACTAATGAAAATGTACCCGCTGATATATTTGTGATGATCATGGGAATAATGTTATTATATATGGAATAGACAAGTGCGAGTATACTCGCGAGGAGATTTAAATGTAAAAACGAGTAATTTATCGCTTTCGCGTCATTATTTTTATACACATGCATGACCTCTGGTATAAACATGAGTGTTATCATGATAGAACTTATGAGTCCTAACACATCTATGATATTCATTTCAACTTCTTTAATTCATCGATTTCGAGTTTAAGTTCCTTTATGGCTTCTATGAGAAGACCCACCATGTTCCCATATGCCACGGAATACGTTGTATCTTCTGAGCCATGTACGACCTCTGGAAGCACTTCCATGACTTCTTGTGCGAGAACACCTGTGTGCGTTTTATCGTCATCTGTATCAATTCGCTTATACGTGTACCCATTTATGGAACACACTTTATTGAGTGCGTCATCAATCTTCATTATGTCGGTCTTTACACGTTTATCCGAAAATGCAGTGACGTCACCAGATGCAGTGAGATTATAGCTTGAATCGAGTTTCATGGCGAGAGCGCCACCTGCGCCTGCATCGTTTGCAGTATCTGCATGTACACCACCTTTAAACCACGCATACCCATCATCACTTCTATAATATAGAGTGGACGACTGTACACCTAAACCATAAGTGGTACTATATAAATTTACCATTTGTTGAGTCGAACTACCAAAGCTCACACTGGTGTTGAATACACCGGTCGTCGTATCAATGGGAACCCCGAGAGTCCCCGAAGTAATCTTACCGGCGTCAAGACTTGGGATACGATCGGTACCTAAAGTCCCAGTTGTGATCTTACCGGCGTCAAGACTTGGGATACGATCGGTACCTAAAGTCCCAGTTGTGATCTTACCGGCGTCAAGACTTGGGATACGATCGGTACCTAAAGTCCCAGTTGTGATCTTACCGGCGTCAAGACTTGGGATACGATCGGTACCTAAAGTCCCAGTTGTGATCTTACCGGCGTCAAGACTTGGGATACGATCGGTACCTAAAGTCCCAGTTGTGATCTTACCGGCGTCAAGACTTGGGATACGATCGGTACCTAAAGTCCCAGTTGTGATCTTACCGGCATCCAAGTCGGGGATACGATCGGTACCTAAAGTCCCAGTTGTGATCTTATCGGCGTCAAGACTTGGGATGTCTGATGCGACCAAACTCAGCCTATCTGACGAGACAGTTCCACTGCTTAAGTTATCTGCATTTAACAATGTGAGACCCGAACCATCTCCACTCACACTCGTCACCGTGAGGGTGCCAATGTTAGAGGTGCCGTGGACGTCCAATGTGTATCCGGGTGTTGATGTGCCGATACCCACATTCGAGGTCGTCGTATCGACAAACAAGTTCGCCGTTCCAACCTCTACATTCGAACGATAATAGAGTGAGTTCGTTTCACTCGTCCACAATGAACTCACAAAGAGAGAACCACCCTGATAGAAATCTCCGGACAAGTTGATGTCACCCACAACATCAAGAGTATACTCGGGTGTTGATGTGCCGATACCCACATTCGAGGTCGTCGTATTGACAAATAAGTTTGCTGTTCCAACTTGCAAATTTCCTTGTATATCGACGGGTAATTTATTAGATGTGTCGAATGTGATATCTGTGTCACTCGCGCCATTGAGCGTGTATCCAATTTGGAGTTTATCATCACCTTCATTGTAAAATATGGCAACATTGCTGGCTGTATCTGGTCTACTCATAATGAGACCCAAATCACTGGTTCCGCTCACATTATCTTTGCCCAATTCGATTAATGCGTCTTTCACACTGAGAGTAGTAGTATTTATAGTAGTCGTAGTGCCATTCACTATCAAATTTCCATTAACAGTGAGGTCCGATGAACACATGATTTCACCGGTGACATCGAGAGCTTTTGTTGGTTCAGCTTTATTAATACCAACTTGATTTGTCGTTTGTTTTACGTAAAACGTTGTACCACCTGTAATATCACTCGTTGTAACTACATTATCCCCAATCAAGTTACTGTACGTTGTGATGGATTGGATCACCGTAGCATCGAGTGCAGTCGTCGTATTAGATAATGTCATCGTTCTATCACTCGAGAAAGGTGCTGATCCACCGGATGCGGGTACTTCTGAAATTGTCTGTAGTTCGGGTATTGGATTTGCTTGTGAACCACCCGTCAAAACGAATTCGGACGCGCGTATCACACCTGATAATTGAATTTCAGTCCCGGTGTATATGTTTGCGTACACATTCCCACTCGTCCAAAACGTGTTCGACCCATATTCATCTATCTGTACATTGGCACCGATATCCAATGTGTGTGTGGGTGCGGTATTTAAAATACCAACGTTTGAAGTTGTGTGTATGAAATCCGTATCTTTTGAATGCAACATGTTTACTATCACCGCGTCCGAATCCATGCTCCCGGTGACCGTTACATTTGAACCCTTGTAGTGTTCGGAATAGACATTCCCACTCGTCCAAAACGTGTTCGACCCATATTCATCTATCTGTACATTGGCACCAATATCCAGTGTGTGTGTGGGTGCGGTATTTAAAATACCAACGTTTGAAGTTGTGTGTATGAAATCCGTATCTTTTGAATGCAACATGTTTACTATCACCGCATCCGAATCCATGCTCCCGGTGACCGTTACATTTGAACCCTTGTAGTGTTCGGAATAGACATTCCCACTCGTCCAAAACGTGTTCGACCCATATTCATCTATCTGTACATTGGCACCGATATCCAATGTGTGCGTGGGTGCGGTATTTAAAATACCAACGTTTGAAGTTGTGTGTATGAAATCCGTATCTTTTGAATGCAACATGTTTACTATCACCGCATCCGAATCTATGCTCCCGGTGACCGTTACATTTGAACCCTTGTAGTGTTCGGAATAGACATTCCCACTCGTCCAAAACGTGTTCGACCCATA